GGCATCAGGATCACGTGCAAACACACCAGAACCACTTGAGCGGTCAATTGATGACTTACCACCCTGTGCACCTTTCGAGTGGTGATGACAGTAGATAACTGACGTGCCTAATTCCATGGCCACCTTATCGAAGTTATTCGTAAACTTAGCCATTTGTTCAGCATCATTTTCAGAACCTGTCAGAACCTTGTAAATCGGGTCAATGATTACAGCATCAAACTTCTCTTTTTGAGCACGTCTAATCAACTTCGGTGTGAGTTTATCCATTGGGATAGAGTGACCACGCATGTTCCAGATACTGATATTTTCAAGATGTTTAGGCGGTATTCCCATTGACTGATAGATATCCTTAAACCGTTTATATGCTGACGGTCGGTCCAACTCCATGTTGAGATAGAGGACTTTACCCATTTCACAGTTGAAACCAAACCATGGAATGCCCTCAGCTATTGAAATTGTCATTTCCATAAGTGCAAATGACTTACCAGCCTTAGATGGTCCAGCAATTAACATCTTATGCCCACGTCTTAGCACACCATCAATCAAGACTGGTGCAAGTGGTGGGTCTTCCTGGAACATCTCGGCCAAGCTCTCAAACTCTGGCAAATCATCGTTCAAGTCCTCAATCCAAGTCTGCCATTCTTCCCATGAAGCTTTACCGATATTAGTATCTATCAGAAACTGCTTGTGATCACCACGGACAACCCCAGGCATGCGAGACAATCGTGATGGGTTCTTATTCTGGCCATCTACTTGTAGACCATTCTTATTACAGATTTTATAGAGATACTCGACTCTTTTTCTATATTCTTGATAATCGTTGGCATCTACTTTGACAATTGCATGAACCGACTTACTGCCAGAATAGACAAGCGCTGCGATTGGTAATTCTAGCTCACGCATGACTGCATTTTGCTTTTCAATAGATAAATTATCGGATTCTACTAGAGCATACTTGAATTCTTTAACATTATCATTTTTGACACCTTTGCCGTCTAACGGATTGAAACGAATCCATGCCCCAGCTTCTTGGTTATAATCTCCTACAACCCAACCGATATCCTTACTTTCCGAGTACTTATCAAGCTCGTTAAGAAGTTGTTCAGCCGTTTTTGAGTAGATACCTGAACCACTAACAGAAAATTTACCATCTTCTTTTTGCCACGAATCGACAACATAACTGACATAGTCATCATTTGCGAAAAGCGTTTTGATGTATGTCTTTAGCTGAGTGACAGGATTCCAATTGTTATCAGGCTCATGGATTTCTTTACCTTCAACCCACGATTTATCAACAATTTTATAATTCCCTGTACTTTCATAGCTTATTTCATCATCCCAGCCGAATGTTTGCATACCATCGCCATCATATTGACGAGGTATCCACCCATTTTCTTTTGCCTTCATTGTGATGAAAGCACCAGTGACAGGAGTATCTTTACTATGACCGAGCGACTCCCATTTACTTTCCATTTCACGGGGATTGTATCTGCTATCTTGTTGTGACCAAGTGTCCCACACGTCGAATCCGTAGCCTTCCTGTTTTAAGGCCATGCCCACCGACACCCAATCAAGATAATCTAACTGTGTCGGTGGTATATATTCGAGTAGTGGGATTAAGTCAAATTTATCATCCATTATTTTTATGTTCCTTTATATTCACTAGGTACAATTCCGGCAGGAATCCGCCAGCCATTCCCAGCAATCCTGTCAATTAACTTTCTAGCACTATCAAAGTTCCAAGTGCCAACATGTTGAAAACCGCGACCTTCTAAAAATCGAATCTGCTTAGGTGTTGTAAGTCCTGCCATTTTACGTTTATTCAACTTATCAAGTAAAACAGTGGCCTTGCCAGCATTCTCAATTTCCTCAGGGAAGATTCCAAATTTTTCAAGTGCGGCAACTTGTTTATCTGAAGCTGGTGCCATTTCCCATCCAAATGAAGGTGCATAGTTCATCAAGTCTTCTGACTGGATAGACATCTCGAATTGCAACGGATCTACAAGTTTACGCTTACGTTTCTTCATCTCTGCCAATTTCTCAGCAAGTGAATTCTCACGATCCTGAACGACTTCACTCTCTGCAACTTCTGCAATTTCTTCTAAATCAAATAACGCTGGCTGTTCTTCTTCGTCAAGTTCTGCCATTTTTTCGGTCATTTTGGCAGCAATCTCATCATCTTTGGCAATCAAATTTGCTGGATGGACTAGCTCATGACGTTCTGTGTGCCAAAGAAAATCAAGGATAAGACAATCTTCTTTCCCCTCAGCAAGTCTCAGCCCACGTCCAATACACTGCACATAGAGCGGTCGTGACTTAGTAGGTCTCAGCATGATCACACAGTCGACTTCTGGAGAGTCCCAGCCCTCAGTAAGCAACATTGAGTTACATAGTACGTTGTACTTGCCTGCGTCAAAATCTGCTAGTATCTCAGCACGGTCTTTTGATTCTCCATTTACCTCGGCAGCTCTAAATCCTTTTTGATTGAGAATGTCACGGAATTTCTTAGACGTTGCGACTAGTGGTAAGAAAATGACAGTCTTACGATTACTACAATACTTAACCATTTCGTCAGCTATCTGATAAAGATACGGATCAAGTGCGCTACCAACTTCACTAGCCTTGAAATCACCAGCAGTCATTGAAACGCCTGACAAATCTATTTTCAGTGGAATAGTCAAGGCTTTCATTGGTGATAAGTAACCGTTTTTGATTGCATCAGGTAGAGAATACTCATAGGCCAATGAGTCAAAATACTGCCCTAGATTTTTCTTATCTGTCCTATCTGCGGTAGCTGTAACACCTAAGACTTTAGCGCTACTAAAGTAGTCAAGTACTGATTGATAGCTACTGGCCATGATGTGATGGGCCTCGTCCACTATGATTGTGTCATAATGGTCACGTTTGAAACGCTTCAACCGTTTTTCACGCATAAGCGTTTGGACACTTCCGACGGTCACACGATAGAAAGAATTTTCTGCGGTATCGTCTGCTTTCTCTACTGCAGTTTTCAATCCTGTTACTTTGAAAAGTTTGTCTGCAGCTTGATCAAGCAATTCACCACGATGTGCCATGATTAGCACACGTTCACCTTTACTAACTAGTGTCTTGGTTAGGTCTGAAAATGTTACAGTCTTACCTAGGCCAGTAGGTAGTACCAGCAACGTTTTATTATTGCCATTTTCCCATTCTTCTTGAATATGCTTGTTAGCCTCAATCTGATAAGGACGTAGCTCCATCTTCTACCTCCTCTAGTTCTAAAGACATTTGTGGATCAGCTTCTTTTTCTAATTCATAAGCCTTTGCTTCAGCAGCATTATAGTCTTCATCAAAATCAAACTTGACTGTGACCATGTAATCTTTTTCTTTGTATGAAAAATCCTGACCAATACTTACAAGCCATTTTGAAAATTCCTTGACAGCTTCAGATGATTGAAACTTAAATTTTCCAGTAAGATTTTTTTCAGCAAGCATAATTATTACCCTCCGAAGTTATAGCCACCAGTTGGCGGTGTTTGTGGTTGTTGAGGAGTTGCACCAGGGAAAGGCGTAACTGGTGGTTGTTGATTTGCCTGCGGTTGTGGTGGTGGTGTTTGTTGGTAATTTTGTTGAGGTTCTTGATATGCTGGGGACGCTGCTTGTTGTGTAGGTTCGTTGAAAGTCTTCACACGATTGTTTTTGCCAGGGTTCCCATCCCTATCTGTATAGTTGTTAATTTCAAGCTCAGCTATTCCTTTGGCACCCAATACTGCTTGCCAATTTGGACGGAGTGGTTCCCCTTTTTTCTTTTGACCAATTGAAATGAAGAACTGAGAGATTCTCCATTCTCCCTTGCCATACAGATACAAGTTTTCCTTAACTGTTGACTTTTCACCTGTAGAAGCATTAATGAATTCCAATGATAAAATAGCCATATTAGTTCCCGTAGGTACTTTTGCTTGATAATTAGGTTTTGGCTGATAAGTACTGCGTTCAAAATTCACAACTGTGAAAGGGTACGTACCCGCATCAAATAATGCAAAAGGTGTTCCCTCATTTGAAATTTCGTCATCCCAACCAAATGTTTTCATATCTTCCATTTTTCTATTCTCCTTTTTCTAAAAGCCTCTTTTGGCTGTAATTTGGGCAAAGATGTTCGCCCATTGTGCAACAAGTCCACCTTGTACTAAATCAGATGGATAATCTTTGACTGCTACCTCTGCAGGCATAAACCCTTTTTCAACGACAACTGCCTTGACTTCATCTTCTGTCACGCCATTTGCGGTCATAAGCTGCGCAAGTTGTGGATCAATGCCTGGATCAAGCACAATTGGATCACGTCCAAAGTTTGGTGCAGGTTGTTCAGGTTGTGCAGCTGCTGCAGGTTGTGTTGTGTTAGCTTGATTTATCGGCAATAATTCTGTTTGCTCTGGTTCAACTGGTGTTTCTGGTTGCTGTGTAGAATGCGCTACTTCTGTTCGAGTAGTCACAACTGTATCAGTTTGCGTTGATACTTGTGGTGCTACGTTAAAAATATGAGCAATGGATGAAAAATCAAACGACAGTTTTTCAGGCAAGTTATGTCTATTTTTCGCATCCCATGCCGGATGGTGTGTGGTAAACATAACACGTTGCCCACCAGTCGCCTTCTTTGATTTTGTTTTTGAATCTGTAACAATCGTTGTTTCATAGTTGGCAAACAAGACCATATCAGACCATTCTTTAAGCAAAGGTGCACACTGTCTTGATAATTTCAACTGGTAACGGTCATACGCGCCCATTTGGTCAGGCTCTTCTTTTTTCTTTAATTCAGCATGAGCAGTGACTACGACATTAATGCCATCGTCTGTTAGTTCCGAAAGAAGATTCAACAACTTCCCAAATTCTTCCTTGACCATGGTATAACCTTTACCATAGCCCAAATCTTCGATTGAAGTGATACCGTTTCGAGCAATGATATGTTGATTTGCCAATGTCTCAGCCCAGTCAGCAGTATCAATGATCAGCGTACTACAGATTTTAGTCTGCTTAACGTAATTGACCTCATCAATTAACATTTGCCAACTGTTTGGATTATCAAGACGTTGGACGTTCATGTTTGATGTAGACCCTTCTGTGTCAATAAAGACAGGGTTAGGAAACTGTGATGCGAATGTTGATTTACCAATTCCCTCCACACCATACAGCACAACTTTTTGAGCGGTAGCTGTTGGACCGCTTGTGATATTAAAACTCATTTAATTTCTCCTCCATATCATAACCATGCGGCGGAATAGGAACAGGCACAGGATTTAAATTGTCCCTATTTTTTTTATTTTGTTTTTCAGATTTTATACGCGCATAATTAGCCCGTGATTTTACTGATTCCGCATATTTTTTCATGTGCTTGATTTGTTCTTGCAGCAAGTCATGTTCCTCAGCGTCTAGCATAATTGTTGCATCAGCAAATTCTGCTTTAGCAATATCGTCAGTTGTTCTAAGATACTCGTTGCGTAGATTTGAGATAAGTATTTCTAAGTTTTGCATTTGATTTCTCCTTTAAAATTGATATTTTGGTGTTTCCACTGCTGCTTGAGGCACTTCTTCACTATAGCCATCTGTGATGATAATGGAGCATTCGTCACCAGTTGA